TGTATTGAGGATCTCTCTTCTTAATCTGTGGTGACGTATCACTCAGAATACGAAGAAAAGGAATTGCAAGATCATCCATCCCTAATTGTCCTAGCCCTTGATTAGCGTCTGCTTCAAACATGCTAGGATCAAATTGAACAACTTCTCCTGCTTCTTTTTTCTTTACAGCGTTTGCCATATTTACTCCTTATTTTTTCTTGGTTATTTTAGTCTTCTGTCCGATAAACAAACTAAATGTATTGTCTGGGACAGATCTTCCTTCTTCGTGCCACTTTCTAATGGTGGCTTTCAGTGTCGAAGGATGCACTGAAACTTTTACTTCAGGAATAAGACCCATGTTTTTTATCTCTTCTTCAAGATGTTTAGCCATGTTGCCTTCTCCCTTACCGAAACTTATACCCACTTGGTTTTTAATTATATCTCCCAAGCCATTATCTTCTAACCATTCATAACAAGCCTTAGATTTTGAAGGATCTTTAGGTATAGATACATAAATATCCTCTACCACATCTACTTTAGAACCATCCGTCATGGTTGTTGATGTCATTCCTAATTCTTGCATTTTACCTGGTATGACTTCACCAGATAATTTTCTGTGTTTTTCTTTTAAATCTTTTAAATATGCTTCTGTGTCTTCTATCTCGGACTCCATCTGCAATTGTTTACGTAATAATTCTGCTACTGATTCAAGACCTGTTTGATCTATATTAGCAACATCTTCTTCAAAGTTTATCTTGCTCATCTATTTCGCCTTTCTCATTCAAATTAATAGCTACAGGATAATAACGTTGTTGTTTCTTGTCCCATTTTAAAATGTTAAATTTACCTCTGTTCATTTCAGCGGCAATACAACAACAAATACCCATAGCGGCGGGATCACCCATCATTAAAAGATAATCATTGTCATCAAAATCTTTTAATTTTCTTTTTAAAGTACGAATTGCAGGTTGTGGACTAAACATAATTTGACGTCCACTTTCAAATAAAACAACAATGTCACCGTAATCAGCCGCACCTAAAACATTTATGTAGGGATTTTCCTGTACCAAAAATACAGTTGGCTTACCTGGTTCTTTTGTTTTATTAAAACTGCTCATACTTTCTATGTTCTCCTTTACACTTGTATTTTCTTTTTACAACCTTTATATTAACCTTTTAGAAAGTTAATATGGATTATAGATTTAAAACGAAGCCGTTTCAACATCAATTAGATGCTTTGAAACAAAGTTGGAATAAAGAAGTTTGGGCCCTATTCATGGAGATGGGCACAGGTAAAACCAAAGTATGCATAGATAATATTGCTATTTTATATGATAAAGGCAAAATAAATGCTGCACTTATCGTTGTACCAAATGGTATAAAACGTAACTGGCGTAACGAATTAGGTATACATTTATCTGACCACATAAACTACCGCGTAGGTATATGGTCAGCATCACCCAAGAAAAAAGAAAAAGATGAACTTGATCAGTTGTCCGTGAGCGTTGATGATTTAACCATTCTTGTTATGAACATAGAAGCGTTATCCACAGTTCGTGGTCGTGACTTTGCAAAAAGTTTTTTAACACGCAACAACACGTTGATGTGTGTAGATGAATCAACGACGATAAAAAATCATTCTGCGGCACGTACAAAAAATATAATTAAAATAGCAGAGCTTGCAAAGTACAGACGTATCATGACAGGTTCACCTGTTACGAAGTCACCACTTGATTTGTTTTCGCAAGTTCAATTCCTTGATCCGTGGTTGTTGGACCAACAATCGTACTACAGTTTCCGTGCACGGTATGCCGTAATCGTTCAGCGTAGTGTGGGCACTCATTCTTTTCAACACATTGTTAGGTATCAACGATTAGACGAATTACAGGAAAAAATACAACATTTTTCAACTCGAGTTTTAAAAAGTGATTGTTTAGACCTACCTGAGAAGGTTTATACGAAGCGGTCTGTGTCATTGACCCCAGAACAATTAAAAGCTTACACAGAGATGAAAAAAGCAGCAATAACGTTCTTTGAAGAAAATGTGATGACAGCTGCCTCAGTTTTGACACAAATGATACGATTACATCAAATAACATGCGGTCATGTTAAAACAGATGACGGAGAAGTAAAACCAATTAAGAACAATCGTATAAAAGAACTATTAGAGGTACTCGAAGAAACAGATGGTAAGGTTATTATCTGGGCCGTGTACCGTTATGATATACAAGAGATAGAAAGAACGTTAGGAGAGAAGTATGGTAAAGAAAGTGTTGCGACATATTATGGGGATACAAGACAGGAGGTTATGGCCTTACTCTTACTTCTTCTCACACTGTTGTGTATTACTCTAACGATTACTCATTAGAAGTACGATTACAATCAGAAGACCGAGCGCATAGAATAGGGCAAACATCAAAGGTGACATACGTAGATTTAATGGCAGATCATACAATAGATGAGAAGATTGTCAAATCTTTGAATGCTAAAATAGATTTGGCTAGTCAGGTAATGGGCGAAGACCCAAAGAAAATATTATTCGGCTAATGCTCTTTCGAGCAATACTTCGAGTCTTATCACTCGTTCTTTTATTTCTGGGATGTCTGACAATATTATTTTTTCTAGTTGCATTTGTTTTGACTCAACTGCTTGTAGTCGTGTTGACATCATTCCGTAGGTTGCGCCTGCGGCGATGAGTATCAAACCGAACCAGATAATATTCTTCAAACTGTTATCCATAATTAAAATCCAAAGTTACTTGCATTCATCAACATATTGTAGTCTTGATTGTCTAGTGATGCAAGGCCTCCTTGATTTAAATTCATTCCCATTAAACTTTGTATGTTAGGATTGTAGACCATATAATTGTCTGTTTTTTTCTCCGTGTTAGGGGATGTGCCTAAAAAATATTGATTATTAAAATCTCCTTTAAAATCAGAAGGTAATTTAAATATTCTATCCACTCCAGGAGTGTCTGTTGATGTATTTAATATAGATGGAAGTCCAGTAATATTAGCAACATTAGCCATATTTGGTTTGTTTACTGTAAATGTTGTTGGTTTTAATGCTTGTTGGTTTTTGATGTTTGTAAACAATTCTGGTTTTGAAACAGGATCATCAGTAAATATATCTATTATAGCATCTTTGCCTGCATCAGCAGCAGCTTCCATTCCTGTCATGGCTGTATTAACCGCTTGTCCTGATTTTTCTATAAAATTGTTGGCTATATCAGTAAAAACATTTCCAGTTTCCTGATCTAAACCTAAGTTTTGAGAAACAAGACTTGAATAATCTATAGGTGTACTTCCTTCGCCCGCAAAATATTCATTTTTAGGTTGACCAAACGATATTCCTTTAGAAAGATATGCTGGCACAGCATCAGTCATGAAAAGATTAAAAGCAGCTCCAGCTCCACCGTCTTGTTTATATATCTCTTTTTGTATAGGTCCTGTATTAATAAAATTATTTAATTCCTGTTGATAGGCATTGTAGTTGGGAACATGGTAAAATTGAGCAATACTTTTTTGAGCTTCATTCATTTGATCGAAAGGAATTGGCTTACCATCGTCATCGGTCATTTTGTCATAAAATTTATGACCCTTTTTTAAATACTTTGGAATAGCTGCTTGATTTACAAGAGCGTCTTTATTATCTTGTATATTTTTTAATTTATTAACATTATCTTGTATTATTTTATTTACGTATGAATCTTTTTTTCTATCTTCTGGAGGTATGTATCCTGGACTATATCCATAGGCTGACTGATTTTGATTTTGATTTTGTTAGGAGTGTACGGTTTGTACTGTCCACCTGAGCTTACAACTGTTCCTGGTTTATGTCCTGGTACGTGTGGCATTAGATTCTTCCTCTTAATGCTAACGCTGCATCTATGTCACCCGATGCTAACGCTGCTCGTTGATCCTTGTTCATTGGTCGGGTGTTCGTGACCATTGGAGAGGCGCCCGCCATAATATTTTCATTACCCATGCTAGGAACATCTGGCATTGGCACATCAACAGGTTGTGTCGGTGCTTCTTGTGCTGTAATAATATTATCTGCTTCACTTTCCTCTACTTGATTTTGAACATAAGAAGCTAAATTTAATTTTTCAGACTCGTTATAACGTAAGTTTTCATAGTCGTTAGCCGCACCAGCATTACCTACCGTATCCATAGAATCTTGATATCCTGTGCCAAGAAGCCAATCCATAAAGCCTTCAGGATTTTCAATGACACCTTCATATGTTTTAAACTCATCGGGAAACTCACTCATACGATCAGTGTCCGATATGGTTTTGTAAAAATCTTTCATGATGTTAGCAAAAGCTGTTCGTTTTACAGTCTGTGATGTGCCTTCATCTATTAACTGTGAATATCTTTTTAATACATCAGGTGATGATAAGAAGTCACCTGTAAATCTTGCTAATAAACCTGCGATAACAGGCGTTGGCCCAAATGCTGCCGCACCACCTACACCAGCTGCCGCACCAAAAGAAAATGTTTTAATACCTGAACGAACACCGCCTAATGCAAAACGTCTTTGAATAAGTCTAAATGCTTCAGGTATATCTGCTTGTTCTATTTTTCTAGCCAGTTCAACAAGTTGTTCAATATTTGCTCTAACAACTTTAGAGTTTCTACCAGTCAATTCTAACATTTTATCAAATCCTGGTTCGCCGTATCCAATATTTCGTAAAAATTTATCAGGATCAATTGCGTAGTCAGTTACTTGCACTGATTTTGTTCTACCTGCTCCCATTGGTATTTGTTCAACAATGTCAATAGCACTATTCGTGCGAAGTGCATTTTTAAATCCTTGATCTATCCATGTTCTAACAACAGAATCAAAAGCTGCCTCACCAACTAATTCTTTTAAATCAACAGCTGCCTGCGGTGTCATTTTATTTTTCATAACAATATTAAATAGTTCATCAGAATAATTCCAACCAGGTAACTCGGGTCCAGCAGAGAACATGTTTTCATCAATTAATTTAAACTTTTTTGCCTCTGGGCTTTTGTATAAAGGAGATAGTTTAGCAAAAACAGAGTTTGCTCGAAGCAATGCTTTCTTTGCAGATTCAGCGGCAATCATCTCTTCAGCTGATAAACCTTGTCGCCATCCAGCGAAGTTATTTAAGTCTGTTGTTAATGCTTTTCTTGCTTCTGCTAAAACGTCTGACCCAGCAAAGTTAACCATTCCTGTGTCTGCTTTCATTTTACCGTACAAATTATTTAATGTTCGTTGAAATCCTCTAAGTTGAAGTGGTGTTATGTATTGAGGAAGTCTACCAAGAGTATTAACAATAAAGTCTTCTACTTCATTTAACGCTGGAGAGTATTGCGTAAAACCATCATCTAGTGTTGTTTTGTATTGATTAATTCTATCTTGTAATAATTTACCAATATTTTTTGTATTTTGTGTAGAAATAAAAGGTTTAGATATTTTTTCGGATGTTCTTTCAAAACTTTTATACAACAAATCATTTATATAAGAAAATCTTCTGTATTTATCCTCTGCAGCTTTGTGCATAAACATACCAACATCAGTCATGTGTTGAATAGGTGCAAAACCATTTATTCTTATTTCTGCTTCAATTGCTTCATCTAAAGAGTTAAAATTATTAGCTCTTAGCTCTTTCATAAAATCGGCTCTTTCACGTTTAGTCATAAGTTTGTATTGTGCTCTATAATATTCTGTTGGATCACCAATCATTTCTGCTTGTTGACCTAATGCTTTTTTTGTTCTCACTAAAGATCTAAGTTGTCTTTCTTTCATCAATGTACCAATTAAAGGAAACACACCTACAACTTTACCAAAAGTTTTAGTTGCTGAACCTAAGTTTTTTCCTGTTGCGGCAATAGAAATACCAATCGGTATACCATACTTGTCTGCTAGTTTTGACATCGCTGAACCCTCTTGACCAAGACCTAAAATCTTACCAACAACAGGTCTAACTGCTGTAAAAGCAGGACCTAATCCTGCTGCCATGGTTGTGAATAGCGCACTGTTTCTCATTTCAACTAATGCTTGCATACCTGGATCAGTTGTATCAGAAGGATTGTCAATACCTTGTGTTGTTCTAATCATATCATTTAAAAAATCATAAACAGCTGTTCCACCTGAACGTCCAAGTGCTGAACCTGCTACGACACCTGCACCGCCGCCCATTACTTTTCTATATAGTGACCCTGGAACTTTTGCCATACCAGGCATAGCCGCAGATGCTTCCATCGCCATCGCGGGCAACGATCCAAGAAGCTCGCCACCTAGTGCGAAGTCACCTTTTTCTATTGGTAGATAATCGGAAAGTGTTTCTGCACCACTAACAAGTTTTGAAAAAGCAAAGTCTGCTGGTCTTCTAAATACATCAAATCCTGTAAAGTCACTCGTTGGATTTTCTTCTTTAAGTTTGTCCATGTATTTTTGAAATTTATTGCCGTAATAATTAATAGGATCTGTAGATCTTTTTCCCTCTTCCGTAATTTTATATTGACCAATAGAATATTTAACAAAGTTATTTTGATTTGCTAAATAAGTGTCAGTGCCAATTGGACTTAACTTTTCTTTTTCTCTGTTCTTGTTAACAAAATTTATAACGTTCTGTGTTTCAATATCGTTTCGTGGAACAAAAATTCCCTCTTTTGTCATCGCTGGTTTATCTTCAACAGTTTCTTCTACTTTCATATACAGAGGATATTTCAAACCTGTTCGGCTTGGCTCAATAACAACGGTTGTGTAACCTACTGGAGTCATGTCATTAGTATCTACCATTTAATTTGATCCTAATGTTTCATCAAATCCTGGAGCTCCGCCTGTGCCATCATTTCCTGATACTACGGTAGAACTACCTGAACTTGGTGTGTACTCATCCTGTACTTGTGTTGAACTTATAAATATATCTTGACCAGCCGTTTGACCAATAAAAGAATTATAAGGAATGTCTGATATTAAATTCTCATACCCATCTGGCATTTGTAATAAATCAGATTTTAGTTTTGCTTCAATCTCTTCATATACAACTTCTAATGATGCTCTGATTGCATCGGAACCTGCTAAACCATAAATATTTAATGACTCTTTTGCGTTGTTAATATCATCAACGTTTAGTCGACCTGTGTCCTTACGTGATCTTGCAAGAGCATAGTAAATTGAATTTAATTTTACTTCGTTCTTTGGTATTGCAGGGTTAAAGAATGTTCTGTAAATTTCATATTCATCAGACCCCTCACCTGCAGCTGTTGAAAAATTATTTGCATTTTTGTCACCTGTAAACGTGGTATAGTTTTGTTTTAAGTGACTAATAACATTGTTTTCAATTCTGTTAACTTGTTTATCATATGAGCTTTGATCAATAACACCCTTAGATTTCATTGCATCAATAATATCAAATGCTGTTGATCCAACACTTTGTGTAAATTTTGTAAATAAACCAGGAATACCGATTACACCAGGATCCAACATAATTGACTGTTGAACTTCTCTAATAAACTTTAAGTTTTGTTTTGAATTGTTTATTCTTGATGCAAGGTCCATAACTTGTTTTGCACCAGGATCAAAGTCACCTTTGTTGCTTAAATTAAAATTAGTAATAATAGCTTCAGGTCTAGCCACATACTTAAATACACCGTTGTCGTTAACAGGAAAATATGGAATAGGAACACCTTGCGCATTTTCTTGCACATAACCCATCGCAAACTTACCTGTTTCTTGATCGTATAAAACTTCACCTTCTTTATTATATTGATCCTTTAATAATTCAAAATGTCTTTTCATTGCTTCTTGATCAGTGTCGTATTGATAGTTGTAAAATAATTTATTTAAGTCACGCATATATTCAGTTGTACGTTTATCTTCTCCAAGATTAAATTGAAAAGCCTCCATAATTAATGATGATTGTAAAGCTTTTGAAGCATTCTCAGACGCTTCTTTTGTCTCCAAAATATATTTTCTTCTCGCTCTGTCTTCCGCTTGTTGTTCTTCACGAGCAAGTGCTTTTGCTTCTCTCTCTTTTCCTCTTATCGCTGCAATATCTTGAATAAATTGATCACCCGCTCTTGAAATAGCAGGAGATAAAGTTCCTCCAACTGTAGGTTGCATTAACGCAAGACCCGCTCTTGCGAGTGCTAAGTTCTTTTCAAAGCCATAATTAGGAGCCTCTACAGGCTCGTCAGCGTAAAGCGCATCATACTCTGCTGCAATATCTGCTGTTGATCTAGTTGGCATAAGTTGCTCTGCTGCTGCTTTATAGGCTGCAGGATCAACGGAACTAGCAAATTGTGCTGCCGCCTCCATCATACTTCCTGGAGAAGTTCCTAAAGGTTCCGTGATTCGTGATTGTGGATACGAGATTACACCTTCTTGCGCCTCTACTACAGATATTTTTGGCTTTACTCTTTCACCTGTATCTTCAGGCATCAAGGGCTGTTGCCCTCTAAACATTGGTCTATCAAAAATACTAGCTACCATATGACCTACTGACTGTAGAACGCACCAAGTCCACCTGCGCCTGCTAGGCCTCCACCGACTGCTGCTGCTAATGGATTAGTATACGGTATAGGCTGTTGACTCATACTTTGTTGCACGGACGGAGTTCCTTGTAAAATATCAGCACCAAATTGAATTCTTTGTCTTGGCTCAAGAGCTTGTGCAGTTTTAAATCTAAACTGCTCATCGAAAAGTGCTTGATCTCTTGTACGTTGAGTTTGACCAACACCTAGTAGCGATTGAATACCTTGTTGTCCTAAACCAAATTGTTGTGCACCAAGATTACCAAAGCCAAGTGCTTGTGTTCCCGCTGTTTGACCAAGTTGACCGTACACAGGAGCTGCTTGTAGTTCTCTTGCTCTTGCTGCTTCACTTGTACCGATTGCCGCTTGTTGCGCTTGCATGAAGTTCTTCGATAGATCTTCAAAGATACGTTTTGATTTTATGTCTTGTAAATTTTTCGCGAGTTCTGCTTCTTGTACACCGAACCGTGCGCCACCAAACGCACCTGCTTTTTGTGCTTGACTTGCAAGACTACTTTGTGCTTTTGCCGCTTGTTCATCTAATTGTTTTAATGCTTCCTGTGTAACATTTGATTGATACTGATTCATGAAGTCTTCTGTTCTAGCTGTTGTTGGATCAAACTGTTGCTGTGCCGCTTGTAAAGAAGGTATTCCTAAAGCTGTGGTGCCCATCGCTGAACCAAGACCTGATGCCGCTTGTTGTATAAAAGGTTGAAAAGATGCTACACCAGTTTGTTGTCCTGTTGCAGGATCAAAGCCCATTTGTTGAGCCGCAGACGTAAACGCTGCCGCCTCACCTGGAGCAAAGCCAGCTATACCTCTTGAAAATTGATCAAGTCTTTGATCTAAAATACCTGGTTGTTTTTTATCTCCTGCTTTTGCACCTGGAGGACCTTTAAAGTCTGGATCATCTATTTCTTCTTGTGTATAAACTTCTGTTCCACCATATAAAGCATCCAGAAGTCGCCTTCTGTAATCCTCCATAAAAGGAGCTTCTCTAGCTATCTGTGTTGAAGTAACATTCTCTGCCATTAGCCTACCTTTTGACCCATTTTAGCGAGTTTATCTTGTAGTGCATACATAAAATCTGCGCCTTTTTCTCTTGCCTCCTGTGCGTTTTTTGCTCCCATCATAACGCCTGCACCGTTAACTGCGTCTGTTCGTTGTACAAACTCGCCGTCACTTAACATTGCAGGAATTGAATCACTTGTTTTTGTACCAGGTCCGCTTATAGCACCTGTTTTCCTTGGATACACGTCTCCACCTTTTGCCATACCCATTACGCCTTGACCTGTCATAGCTGAATATTGAATTGGTGGTTGCTCTATAGATTTTAAACCATTTACTGGTTCTCTTCCCATCATACCGCCTGCGGCTGCATATGTAGGAGTTAAATTTTGTATTCTTCTTGCCTCTGGTGGTCTTTCAAATTGTCCGCCATAAAGTTTATCTGTTGCACTCATGTATTCATCCATACCAGGAACGTTTGCTTTTTCAGCATCTTCTTTTGCCGCGAGGTAAGATAAGTATGCTGGTATTCCTGTTGATAAGCCTTGCGCAAGAAAAGAAGGTCTAGGATCTGATTCTGTTCCTCTTTGTTTTGTAATTGCTTCAAGAATATTAGAGAAATTAGATTTTTCTTTGCCTGGTATTTGAATAAAGTTTGGATTGTCTGGATTAGAGAAAAAACTTCCTGTGCCAATAGGTTTTTTAGGTATTATACTTGTTGCAGTAGCTGGTCCTTTTTGTCCAAAGTTCAACACCCTACTTAAAGGGCTTCCTTGTGGATTACCTACACCACTTAAATATGCACCGCCCGCTGATAACAAAGCGTCTTTTGGTTTATTACCTGTAAGTAGTGAAGCAATACCTGTTGCAAATGGTGCTGCGAATGCGCCCATGCCTGGAAACAACGCATTACCAATAAATGGTGCTGCTAGTTGCAGTCCTTTTTCTAATATTCCTTTTAATCCTTTTAGCATAATCTCCTAAATAAATTGCAATTTATGTGATTGTATATAGGCAAGGAGGCTAAACTTGAAATATAAGCCTATTTAATTCTATATTTATAGGCAAATATTTGCTATATGACAATAGATATTTATGAATAGAAAGGAATAGCATGGCAAAAAAAGAACAAGTATTGAAGTTTGATACTATAAGACCCTTTGGTCCTACCATTATGAGAGGCAAAATGCCTGATTTTATTACTAAAATGTTAGATGATAAAGCAACAGAAATGTTAACTGATGAAAAGTTATCAAAAGAGTTTGATCACTCTGGAAACTTAGCAGGTAATGTTAAACAAGAAGTTCGTTATCCTCAAGACTGGATGAACACTGAAGAGTTTATGCCGATGGTGCAATTAATTGGTGAGATGGTAAAGAATTATATTTCCATACCACCTGCAAGCGAAACAATTAAACCAGAGTTTGTTGGTAAGATGGTAATTGAATCAATGTGGTCCGTGAGCCAGTGGGCGGGAGACTTTAATCCTTTTCATATACACGAGGGTCAATTATCAGGTGTGTGTTATTTACGAGTACCAAAAAGTTTACCAGAAGAATACGCAAGAGAAGACCACTATCCAACAGTAGGTGATATATGTTGGTTCAATGGTCAAGCGGCAACCTTTAGTGGACACAAACATCAAGAGTCACCAAAAGTTGGCGACATTTTCTTGTTTCCAAATTGGTTAGCGCACGGCGTATATCCATTTAGAACACCAAATGAAGAAAGAAGATCGGTATCTTTTAACTTACATTTGATTAAGAAGGACGAACCAGTACCACTAGAAAACTAATGCGTCATAATAAAGAAACAAAATTTGTTATGTATGTTGATGATTTTTTAGATCAGGCTACGTTAAAATCACTTCAAGAAACATTTCAAAAAATAAATTATACTGGAGTAAAAAACCCAGAAGGTAAACTTTATGGCCATAGACATACTTTTCCAAAAAGCTTTCACGATGACCCTTTATTACAACTAATTAAACAATACTTTTTTCCACATAGAAATCTTGAACCAATATCCGTGAGTGCACATTTAAGAGAAAATAAAGATGAACCTTTGTTTCATACAGACGATGATAAAGGAAATGTTGCAAACTTTCTTTTATTCGTAAAAGGAGAACCACTTCTTAACAATGGCACGGGATTTATGCACAATAATCAACTTTCTTCACACATTGGTTTTGTAGAAAACAGAGCATTATTTTTCAATGGTATGAAAATACCTCACTCAGATTTACAATCTTTTGGAGACAGCTCAAATAGATTTACACTTAATATTTTTTATAAGGAACATGACGTTAAATGGTAGATATAAATAAAGTACCAATGGTCCGTGTGACGTGGTTAGATGCTCGTGATACAGAGACAGGTTGGCTTGACATAAAAGAAGTAATGGATGCTCCGTTAGCCGTGTGCCAAGAAGTGGGGTGGATGGTTCATAACGGCCCTAAGAAAATAATTATTATGCGATCCTACAGCAAAGACAAAGATGAAGTGTCAGGTGGGGGTGCCATCGCTATACCAAAAGGTTGGATAAAAAAGATAGAATATTTAAAAGTAGAATATGCAATAACATGAAAAAAGAAAATTTCTTTTTTGTAGTAGATAATTTTTTTAAACAAGATTATTTTGAAAAATTAAAAAATAAAGTAATTCAACAAAATTATTCGCCTAGAACTGTAGACTATGAAGGAGATAGTCAAAAGTTGTATCATCACATTCCTCTTGATACAAAAGATTCTCATTGTCAACACACATATGAAACAATTAAAAAACAATTTAATCATGAAATAAATTTTGACAATATGTACGTGCAGTCTTTTTTCTTTTTAAGTTTTGGACATGAAACACCAAACATACATCAAGATTCATGTATGTTTAATTGCATGATTTACATACAAGGTGAAAATTTGTTACAAAATGGCACGTCTTTTTATATTAAAGATAAAGACGAACAATTTGTTCTGCATAGCGTTTTAGGTTTTCAAGAAAATAGAGCAGTATTGTTTGATGGATCTATTTATCATGCTTCATCACAATATATGGATGCTAGTAATCCTAGATATATGATGACTAATTTTATATGGAGTAAAAATGATTGAAGAGATAGAGTTAAAAAAAATAAGCGTCTATAAGACAAAAATTAATGAACATTTGTTTGAAACTATTTTTTCATTTATAGAAACAAACAAAGAAAGTTTTACACAAAGATCTTGGGATTGTAATATTAAAACATCAAATAATATTTATGAAAATATTTTACATGATGTTGAAGAATTTAAATATATTAGAAAAGCTATTAGTGAACAAATAGAAAATTTGTATTTTAAAACTTTTAAAAAATCAGTTCCCTTTTATATAGTACAATCTTGGTTAAATTTATTGAAAGAAAACGGCTATCAAGAATTTCATACACACAAGGATAGTGCATCAAATGTTTTTTATGGATCAGGTGTTCTTTATCTTACAAATGAAAACTCTGCTATAGAATTTGCAATTTTCCCTGAAAATACAAGAAAGAAAATAACACCAGAAAAAGGAGACTTGCTTTTATTTGATGGAAATATTTTTCATAGAGTGTTAGATTCAAAAAAAGAAAGAATATCTTTAGCTTTTAATTTTATAGGTTATCCATGAGTAAAATTTTTATTGGCACACCTTGTTATGGTGGTATGATTACAGCAGATTATTTTAAAAGCTGTCTACAACTAACAGCACTAGCAGCTACTAAAAAAATAGAATTACAATTTGGCACAATTGGTAATGAGTCATTAATTACGAGAGCTCGTAATACTTTAGTTCAGTTATTTATGGATGAACCACAATACACTCATCTTTTATTTATTGATGCTGATATTGCTTTTAATCCTGAGTCTGTCTTTCGTATGTTAGATTTGGATGAGGATGTAGTGACAGGTGTGTATCCTCGTAAAACAATTGACTGGACTAAGGTAAAAAAAAGAGCACAAGAAAATCCAAATATATCGGAGGACGAACTTCACGCAGCATCTCTTCAATATAATTTAAATGTTAAAGATCCTAATAAAGTTTTATCTAAAAAAGGTTTTATTGAAGTATTGGATGGCGCTACAGGTTTTATGTTAATAAAAAGAAACGTTTTTAAAAAAATGGCTTTAGCTTATCCCGAGCTACGATTTGTACCAGATCAACACATCGGTGCTCCACATGATAAAACCTTTAATTATCATGACACATCCAAGTGGAATTACACCTTTTTTGATACGATGATAGAACCAGATACTAAAAGATATTTATCTGAAGATTATGCATTTTGTCGTTTATGGCAGAAAATAGGTGGTAAAATATATGCTGATATTGCAAGTGGTATGACTCATTATGGTAATTACTCATTTAAAGGCAACGTAGGTACTCAATTCTTGCCACAAAACAATAAATAATTTAGTATACTCCGACATGAAATTAGTAGATTTAAAGTTCCAACCAGGCATTGATAAACAAGATACCGCTTACTCAGCAGGGGATCAAAGAAAATATACAGATTCAGATTTTGTGCGTTTTCACTACGGAAAACCTGAAAGATGGGGTGGCTGGGCTTATTTACCAAATCCAAATAAAACTATTGTGGGCGTGGTCCGTGATACGCATTCTTGGATTGGATTAGATGGCACTAGGTATCTTGCTTTAGGCACTGATAGAAAATTGTATCTTTTTTCAGAGGGAGTTTTTTACGACATAACACCAATAAGAGAAACAGCATCTCTTACAAATCCTTTTACAACCAACGGCACAACGACAGTTACTGTGACAGACGCAGATCATGGAGCTGCTGAAGGAGACTTTGTAACCTTTGATTCATTTTCTACCATTGACGGATTGGACATGAATCAAGAGTTTGAAGTAACAACTAAGGTAGATGCTAATACATATAAAGTTACACACACAAGCACGGCTTCTGGCTCTACATCAGGAGGTGGTGGCTCAGGTAATGCTAACTATCAAATTAGTATTGGTGAAGCTACATCAACACTTGGTTATGGATGGGGCACAGAGACATGGGGAGCGAGTACATGGGATACACCAAGATCTTCTTCTAATGTAGTGCTTTTTGCAAGGAACTGGTCATTAGATAATTTTGGTGAAGATTTAATAGCCACTGTTCTTAATGGTGGCACATTTATTAAAGATATTTCCGGTGCAATAGCTAACAGAGCCACTGCTTTATCAAACGCTCCAACAGCTTCCAGATTTAGTTTGGTATCTACTGATACAAGACATTTGCTTATATTTGGCACGGAAACAACTATTGGTACACCAGCAACGCAAGATGATTTATTGTTTCGTTTTTCAGATCGAGAAGACGCTACAGATTACACACCAGTTGCAACTAATGAAGCGGGTTCACTTCGTATATCGGATGGTTCTAGAATAGTAGGCGCTGTTAAATCATCAGGTCAAATACTTGTTTGGACCGATACATCACTTCACGGTATTCAATTTGTTGGTACACCTTTTACTTTTGGTATGAGACAACTCGGTGCAAACTGTGGATTAATATCACAACACGCAGCAATAGAAGTCAATGGTAGAGCATATTGGATGTCAGATGATGCATTTTATATGTATGATGGTGTTGTCAAAAAAATGCCATGTTCCGTGCAAGATTTTGTTTTTGATGATTTAAGTTATTCAAATAAAAATGATATTGCGGTGGGACTTAACACAGGATTTAATGAAATTATTTGGTATTATCCATCAGCAGATGCAACTCAAATTGATAGAGGTGTTGCTTACAATTATCTAGAAAATACGTGGTACACAATCAGTCTTGGAAGAACTACGTGGCTTGGTGCTTATGTATATGAATTACCAATTGCTACCGAATACAGTGCTAGCACGACAGCCAATGTATCAAGTATATTGGGATTAACAGCAGGCGCATCTTTTATTTATGAACAAGAAACGGGTAATAATCAAGCAGACGGGACAGCTATTTCAGCCTTTTTACAAACAGGTTCCGTAGAGATTGCCGACGGTGATGCTCTTATGTCGGTTAGTAAGTTGGTGCCAGATTTTGATAATTTAACAAACAACATGACAGCTACACTTACTTTAGAACAATATCCTCAATCTTCATCAAATGTAACTACAACAGGAACTATTTCTAGTACAACAGAGAAAATTGATGTAAGAGGGAGAGGTAGAGCAGTAAAAATTAAATACGAAACAAATACTGTAAATGACACAGCTTGGAGATTAGGTTCAACTAAACTTCAACTAAGACCAGACGGAAGAAGATAATGGCTAAAATTACTATAACCCGATTACCAAACGCTACACCAGAATATGATGCTAGTCAATTTGATCAAATGGTAAGTTTATTAGATCAAATAATTCTTTTATTAAATACAAACTATCAAGCTGATTTAAAATCAGAAGCAGAGCAGGAGGCTTTTTTCCTTGGCTAATGTATTTAAAAGCGCAATGTTAGATGTTACTACGACAGACCTAACAACTTTAATTACCGTGCCAACAGCTAATCCTGGTGCAACACCTCCCGTGCCACCTACGACGGCAGTAGTAAAATCTATTTTGGTTTGTAATGACTCGGGTAGCACAACATTATTAGATGTAGAAGTTCTTAGATCGTCGGCTACATTTGAAGTATTTAAAGCAAAAAGTGTCGCTACAAACGCAACAGAAGAATTATTAGAACAACCATTAGTTTTACAAGAAAGTGATGTTATGAAAGTTCAAGCTAACGCTGCCAATCAAGTGCATATAATAGCTAGTTTTATGGAGATCACAAAAGGACAACTCTGATTAACCTTCACTCGTTATTTATTACACCAGTATTTTCTTTGCAGTTAAAGGGCCACGAGCATTTAATTGATAACATCTATCAAATAAGAGAGAATGATAAAAAAGGAATGCCTCGTTCTAATATTGGTGGCTGGCATAGTGATGATGAAATACATAATATTAAAAAATTTAAACCTTTGGTTGATGATATTCTTAAATATTCAAAAGATTGTTTTAATCACATGGATGTTCAAGATAATTATAATCCTGAAATAACTGGTATGTGGGGTATGATAAATCCAC